TGGTACACCTTCAGGATGGTATCCTGAGGCTGGAACGATACCTGAAACTGAATGCGGAAGACAACCTGAAGGAGCAGGAGATGTATATAATACAGGATCTCAAGATAATCCTATATTACCTTCAGTATATACAAATGGCGCTGATAAAAAAGAAGATGGGTGATGATTACCTTTGATTACAAGGACATATGAACGAATATATTTATTTAATCCTGACGGCTCAGGAAGGTGAAGTGATTGAGTTGAAACAAAATCATATACTCGTAGTTATGGTGAGCAGGATGGAGCTGTAGCTCCTTGAGCTGGTCAAAAAAATGAAGGTTGAGTTATGAATTGAGAGTAATATATGAAAAGTATTAAATTTCCAGAGATGTTTACTCGTACAGTAACTAATACTGTTAGTGATTACGATGCAACATTACAAAATTTAAAAATGTTACTATGATCAGAAAAAGGTGAATTATTTGGTGATCCTTATTTTGGTACGGGTATTAAAAAATATTTATATGATCAGAATGATGTCGTTTTAATAGATATTTTAATTGATGATATTTATACAGCTATTACATTATTTATGCCACAAATAAGAGTTGATAGAAAAGATATTCAGTTATTTAGGAGTAATAAAGGACAGGTTACTGCTAAAATTAAAGCATTGAATAAAGCTGATTTCAGTACTGATATGTATAACATTGTTTTGTTGGAAGCTGAAGCGTAGTATAATATATATAAGAGGTAAAATTTTATGAGTGTTAATAAAGAGATAAGCTCGTTAAGTTATACAAGTAAGGATTTTGGATCAATATATCCTGAAATGCTTGACCTTGCTAAAGAACTTACAAATAAATGGGATCCTTCACAATCAAATGAATCTGATCCAGGTGTAGTCCTTATCAAGGAAGGAGCATTCGTAGCTGATCATAATAATTATAATATTGATAAGAATGTTCTTGAAAACTTCTTACCATCGGCTACTCAAGACAGATCAGTAAGAAATATTACTGAGATGAATGGATATACTCCTCAATACTATATTTCAGCGAATGGAGAAGTAACATTTGTTTATAATAAACCTGAAGGAGATGAGAATGACGATTTATTCTCAATACCTGCCTTCACTTTTGTTATTTCAGATGCAGATGAAACTGTATCATATACACAAATTGAAGATTTAGCAATTTCTGGTTCAGGTATTCCTTCATCTTGTAGATTTATTGAAGGTACTTTACAAACATTATCTATTAATGATACATCTACAATTTCACTTGAAAATTTAGATGACAATAACAGGCTTTATTTACCTGAAACAATGGTTGCACAGAATGGTATTTATATTAGAAATATAAATACTGACGATTATGAAGGCTTCTGAAGTCGTAATAATTATTTATTAACTCAACCTTTAGGATCAAGAGTTTATAAGATTGATTATGATTCAACTAGATTATTACCTTATATTGAATTTCCTACTGATATTGCAAATTTAATTGGAGATGGTTTACAGATTCAGTATATTGCAACATCTGGTATTCAAGGTAATGTAAGTGCAAACGCATTAACTAAAATATTAAGCCCTTCAACATTTACTGATATAGGTGATGGAGTAGAGAGATCATCCGAGAATTTTACAGTATATAATGCTGGGTCAATTGTTAATGGTAAAGATCCTGAGACAATTAATGAAATGTATCAATCATTCAGGAGAGTAGTTGGTACATTTGATACATTAGTTACATGTAAAGATTATGAAAATAAAATTTATACATTAACTGATAATAATGATAATCCTCTCGTATCAAATGTATATGTAACTGATAGACGTACAGATTATAACAAGGCAGCTCAAGTAATATCTTGGGATATAGAAAATAACTTCAAGAGATTTAAAACAATAAGTACACAAAAATGTGCTTTACACTTCTTGGGTGGAGCAACTCTTGCTGAAATTACACAGATGAGTGAAGATGGTACTGGTAATCCAGGTGATATGTACTATTGTACAACAGATGATAATGGATTATATGTAAATATGTCAACTATTCCTGGTATTGCCAATTATGTACGCCAGGAATATGTTAATTTAAATGACTTCTCCATATTAACTCAAGCAATGACTCCATATGATTTAGTTTTATATGGATTTAAAGTATTTGCAATGAGTGATTATAATTCTAATTATTATTGGATTGCATATAATAATTCATTTACTCCTATTTCAGAAGCTATAAGGGATGAAATTAAATCAGATATTGAAGAGGTAAAGTGTATTTCTCATACATGAAATGATCCTTCAAGTACTGATGTTTATTGCTTTAAGAATTATGCTCCATTAAATATATTAATCACTCCTTACAATAAAGTAAGTGAAGTAGAAAAGGATGAAATATTAGATAATATTCGTAAAGAATTATCTGATAAATTTAATCCTAGACATTTAGAGTTTGGAGTTAAACTTGATGTAGAAGACCTTGAAGATGTAATTATAGCTTCTGATTCAAGAATTCGTAGAGTTGATATTTTACCTATTGAATATCACACAAAAGCAATGAATTCAAATGGAGTTGAATCAGACGTAACAGGTGATTTACTTTTAGATTTAGTTACTAAAAATATCCTTGCTGGTAGAATTTGTTTATTTGATTTTAATGAAGAATTTGATTATGACTATGGTCAACTTGAAGGTTCAACATATAAGAATCAAGAAACAATTAAAACAGAATTATATATCCCTTTAACTACAAGTGAAGATGAAGATGCTACTCATGAACAAACTTCTGAAGTACAGAGGTCAGCTACCAGATTTAAATCAAATGGTAATAATTATAAATATTCATTTATAATTCAACCTGATGATAGTGAGTCAGGTACAAAAGCATATGCATTAACAACTGATGCAAGTTACACCTTAAGAGCTGGTAAGACTGATTCATTTATTATTTATGAATTAGATGGTAATAATACTAATAAGATTATTAAAACAACTACATTTACTAGTGGTATTGATACTAATGTAACTATAACAAATAAACTTGATGATGCTACATTATCAACTACAACAAGTAAAACTCTTTTGGATGCTGGTGATATCATTGTAACTAAAGATATAAATGTTAAATCAATAGAGTCAGGTGTAATCAATATTGATTATACTTTAAATAAAAATGAAGCTATTCAAATTATTTATCCTAATTACTATTCAGATACAACTTATGCCACATACGTAAATTACAGATATGTTGGTTCAGAAACTGATTCAATAAAAGCGAATACTGATCATACTTTAAAGGCAAGTGAAAAGATTATTTTAATTTATTCACAGGAGGGTGTACAAAGTACTGAAATACTTTATCCTGGTGATGTAGTATTCTGTTCATTTGATTTAATTCCTACTGATTTATCAGCAACAGTTGGTACAAAGAAGGATTGAACTGATAAGATAAGTGGTGAATCACATGTTGGAGAGGCATTTAAGACTTTAGGTACAAATCAAACTATATCTAAACGTAAATTAATGACTACCAAATTAAATAGTACAGGTATTTGGTGTTATTGAATAGTTAACAGTGATGCTGAAGGTAATAATGTATTATTTAACGGTAATACAAAAACAAGAATTTTAAGAAGTAATGAATATTTTATTTATACTAATTCATTATTAAATGAAATGATAATTCTTGGAGCAGGTACAAAATTGGAAAGAACTGATGAAGATAGTTCACAATGAACAATTCCTGCTAATACATTAACAATTGAATCAATATCTAATACAGGTGTTTCAACAGCAATACCTTGGCAAAAGAATATTAATTTTGCTGCAACTCCATTCTATATCACTGAGATGAATATAATTACTTTAGGTGAAACTGATAGTATTAAAATTATAGGTTGGTCATCTCAATACATGCCAAGAATAATGGAAGGTCAAACTATTAAAGAATTTGCTTTTAATAGATATGGATATGATTCAGATACACAAGAATTAATTGATGATGGATTCTCAATGTGTGATGGATCAATTATTTATACAGTTAATGGTACATCAACTACATTACCTCCTTTAACTAACTTTTATGAGATTAAATCAAGGTTAGATTTAAATGTTGGTCCTGATATTGAACAGCAGCTGGTTATAACAAAAGATAATGGTGATAATTTAATAAGTGCTCAAAGAGTTATATTCAATATTAATGGCGTTGATATTCCTATAAGTGCTGAAAATAGGACTAATTGTTATATTCAGGCTTCATCTAACTGTGTTAAAATAGGTAATATTGCAAATTTATCTCAATTAACTAATTTCTTTGTATATACAAAAGCTGAGAATTCATATTCAAGAGGACTTAAGATTACGAATGATATGAGCTCATATACTAGTGAAGCATGGATTAAATATCCTTTTTATTGTGAAGATATAAACAATAAACAGTATTTAATACCTATTCATATAACTGGATCTGAAATACCAGTTAAAGTTAAATTTGAAGCAAAATCAACTTCTGGTACAAGTGATTATAATAGTCCAGGTATATATGATTATAATACCACTCTTCCTTATACTGTAGTAGGTGGTGCAACTGTTGCTGTTACTGAAATGGAATTAAGTGGTAATAATTCTTACTATATTGCTCCATCAAATAAATATGTTTCAGGTATTCCATCGACTGTTGAATTATATTTATGTATTCAATGAACTGGTAATGCTACATCAGAAAATGAAACATTATATATTGATGATTTAGTTGTTATAGATGGAGTTAATCCTGATATAGATATTTTTGCTGATGGAGATGATACTTCATTAGATAAATTAAATGCAAGAATATCTGCTATCATTAAAGGTTCTGATCAACCATCTATCAAACCTTATTATCCATACACATTAGATAATTCAATTGCTATGGATACAGTTGATTTCAAAAATGCTTATTCAATGTGGGATAAGAATAATATAGCAAATAAGATGACTATTGCTCAAATAGATTTACAAAATTCTGTTATGGAAATTGTTAAGGATATGAGGAATGGGAGTTACTAATGATTGATATAGTAAAACAAACTCCATGAGAGTATAGTTCACAGTCAAGAGATTATCAAGTAATTGCTAGACTTTATACAGCATTATTCAACTATGTAAAAACTTACATAGATAATATGTCAATTTGGGATACTAATATAGATAACAGATTGACAATGTTACGTGCTAAAACATTAAATTTTGAACCAGATCATTCATGAGACTTGGATGATCTGGAAGCAGTAACAACTTGTTTTAAATATTTAATGAGAAATAAGGGTACTGTTAAGGCACTTGAATATTGTGTAGATATTTTAATGAGAATTGAAAATATTGTAGGTGAATCATTGGATGAAGTTGTTACAATGTCAAACTATAATGTAACAATAAGAGTTCCTGAAGATTTATTTACATTAGGTATTATTGAAGATTTGGTAAAATATTTATTACCTTCAGGTCTTACTTATAACATTATTAAATACAAATCATACAATTTACGTGATATTGTATATACAGATATTTACTATAATGAAGGTAAGGTTAATGAGGGTGGAGATGTTGTAATTGCATATGAAGATTATCCAAATAATGATAGAATGTTTGTAGGTACAAATAAGGCAACATCTCAAAAGATAAGTATCACTGGTAATGATGAACAAGGTAATATAGTTCCTAATCAGTTTATCGAAACTTATATCTATAATAGTGAACCAGATATTCCGGAGGATTAATTTATGGGTAAGAAAAAAGAAAGAGAAGTAAAAACAGAAATAAAAAATAATACTGTTACTCAAGGTAATGTAAAAATTACATTGATTAAAGGTGGTAAAAAAGCCGGACAAATTGTTACTCATAATACAGGTACTATTGATTTATGTGAATATATTGCTCAAGCATTAACTGGTGATTATGTAATTGCTAGAAGACCTGGTATAGTTGTTCCATTTACAAAGGGTACTGATGGTAAACCTATTCCTATTGGTAATGGTTCACCTTATGTTAGTTCAAAACTTGGAGCATCTGCATCATATTGAGATTCAGAATCACATAAAGATGCTGATGGAAATGATGGTGGTTTCTGTACTGCTGAAATCACCTTCCTTATTCCAAGCGCTATAGTATCAGGTTCAACTATAAATGGTTTCCAATTATTAAGTAAAGATAATTCAAGAAAAGTTTATGCTACAGTTGAATTACCTGGTGAAGGTTTAACACCTCAAGGTGATACTAATATTAAGATTGAATGAACATTGTACGTAAGTTACAAATGAGAGATTGATCGTTCTTTGTAGGGAGATATATAAATGAGTAATTTTTTCAAAACATCTGATGTTGAAATGTTTCCTTCAGCATACAGAGCACAAGCAACAAAAGGTAAATATACAAGTGAAGAAAATTTTGTAAATATTATTAATTCAGTTGTTGATAAAGATTGTTATGTATTATCTACATTAAGTAATTTAGAAAATAATAAACCATTACAAATTGTTCTTCATGGATATTATTTTGAAATTAAAGGTTTTAGTTTATCAAATTTCCCTACATTATATGTAGCGATTAAAGTTGAACAAGGTGCTAATGCTATTGTAAATTTCGATACTACATCAACAACTGATACACAGATTGATGTTAATAATGATTTTACAGGTTTAGCACAAAGTACTTCACCATTTACTGTAACTGATACTGAGGATTATAAATATTACACTTTACAGGTATCTCAAGGCGGTTCATTAGTTAATCAGGTTAGATTATCAAGTAATTCAATTTACTTTAAAGGTGATCCAACTAAAAATTTATCAAGTTTATTAGATGGTAAACAGGATGATTTAACTGCTGGACAAGGTATCGATAGTGATGAATTAGCAAATAATAAAATAGCTCTTACTGATGAATTTAATAAAACATTGGTAAGTTTTACTGGTGGTAAAGGTAGTGCAATAAAACCTGTTTATGTAAATCAACAAGGTGAAATAGTTGGATTAACGTCATCATCT